ATTAAATTATGTAACCGGATCGTCGGGCGTTAATTCATCATATGTATCAGTACGTTTATTATTAAGTAGTAATACATATGACGATATATATTTGAATTATATACAAAATGCTTCATTAAAAGTAACATGTAATTATGAGTTAATAAACTATGCCTAATTTTTATTCGTTAAATATAACCAATTCCGGAAGCTTACGTTTATATAATAACGATGATGACCTACGTAATGGCAAAGGTTTTGTAACAACTGTTACGAAAAATGGATTAGAATTTCAGGAATTACTAATAGGTACTGATCCAGTATCAATTATTCAAATAAGTAGTTCAAACCGCGAAGCTAGATTTGGGGTAGGATTCGGCTCTGAAAAGTTTGAAAAAACATTTGACATGTTATCTAGTAAAGATGACAGTGAAGGCACTGAAATTCTATTACGTAGTAGTCGTACATCTACGGGCGCGCAACCTGGTGACACTGCTGGTAAAGTTTCATTTGCTATTCAAAGCGGAAGTTATCGTTCAGTTACTTCATCTGGTTCTGCCGGTTCTATTCGTGCGCGTGTAGATCAAATTGATGAAACTGGTGTAATCGGAAGCTTGGTATTATCGACTCCGGCGAGTAAATTTGCAGACCAAGATACGTTAACTATTAGTTATCTCGGCTCGACATTTAGTAGTTCATTATCAGTGCTTGCTAATATTACAAGCACCGGTACGGTTGAAGCTCCTAATATTACCAGCACAGCAGTTTTGCAAGGTAATGAAATTAGTGCATCGGCGGGTATATATACCGATGGCGATTTATATGTTCTTGGTAACTTGTATACAACACCGCCCCCGGGCAATGCAAATAATGGCATAGAATTTCAAGAAGGTGTGGGGTTCGGCGCGAATGACAATACAGATAAACGTTGGACAGCATTACGTACTGACGGCAATAACTCAAATCAGCCATCAGGTTTTAATATCGCATTGACAGGCTCATTTTACCATTCGGGCTCGTATTTATTCGATGGCGGTACCATTGATTGGCAAAATGTAGTATTTTCGTTAGGCGGGTTTACAGATGTATCATCTTCATTGGCTACTATTGATGCCGGTGTATTCTAATGACTTGATATTTATTATAAAGGAATAATATGGCAGTTAATGTACCAATCTGGCCTGGTTCATCATCATTCTTTCCTGGAGATACGCCATTCGGATTTTATGATCGTGATAGAGATTTTGCATGTGATGTAGAATCTGTAGCCGATTGGTGTGCAAAGCGTTTAGGATATCCTTTAGTAGATATAGAACTTCAAGATAAAAATTTCTTTGCTTGTTTTGAAGAGGCTGTTTCTGAATACGGTGCTCAACTAAATACGTACAATATCCGTGATAACATGCTAAATTTATACGGATCTGCTACAGGCTCAAATCTGACCGGCAAAAAAGTTTCGCCGACATTGGGGGGACTAATTGAGTTAGCAGAGGAATACGGCGTAGAAGCAGGTTCGGGAGGTAACGTAACATACTATACAGGTTCGATCTCAGTAGTTAATGGCCAACAAGTATATGACTTAACTGATAGCAATACGGTGTCATTAGAGTCAGGTACGCCTGGCACAGATGCTATCGAAATTAAACGTTTATTCCATGACCCGCCGCCGGCATTAGCTAGATTCTTTGATCCATTTGTCGGATCTGGAATTGGTACGCAACAAATGTTAGACTCTTTTGGGTTTGGTAATTATTCCCCCGGTGTATCATTTTTAATGCAACCAGTTTATGCAGATATGTTACGTTTGCAGGCAATTGAGTTAAATGATATTGTACGTAGATCTGCATATTCATTCCAAATATCAAACGATAGAATTCGTATATTCCCTATACCAGTATCTGGTTCATCCGGATCAGCACCTACTACAATATGGTTTGAGTATATTAAAAAAGCAGATAGAAGTAATCCATTAAAAGGAGCTACCGGTACTATATCTGATTTTTCAAATGTACCGTATAATAACGTCATATATAAAAATATTAATAGTGTCGGCCGTCAATGGGTACGTAGATATACATTGGCATTAGCAATGGAAATGTTAGGATTTATTAGAGGAAAGTATTCTGCATTACCAATTCCTAACTCAGAAATTACATTAAATGGTGCTGACCTTTTATCGGCCGGACAAGCCGCCAAAGAGGCGTTAATAACAGAACTTAAAGAGATACTTGATTCAATGTCTAGACAGGCACAATTGGAAAGAAAACAGGCTGAGTCTGATTCGTTACAAGCAAAAATTAACAAGGTACCACTTAAAATTTATATCGCATAATGGCATTATATGGATCAGCAAGGGATGCAAGTTTAATTCGTTCTGTTAACAAAGAACTTATTAATAAACAAGTTGATACTGAAATAGGATATTTCAAATTAAAACTTGATTCATCTCGTACAAACATATACAATGAAGCCGATACTAAAGTATACTATGCTCCACAACGTATAAGCTGTTTAGTTGCATTAGATGATAAAACTAGAATATCAGATGACTTTGGTATAGACTTAAACCGTACGGCGCAGTTTGCTTTTTTGCGAGATACATTAGTTGAAAGAGACTTAGTAGCGGAGGTAGGCGATATTATTCAATATGATAAAGATTATTTTGAAATTGATAATATACGCGATGGACAATATTGGTCCGGCCGCAATCCATCAAAAGATATTGGATATACGGAAGGATTGCGTGGAGAATTTGGTTATAGTGTTTCTGTTATCTGCGAAGCACATATTACTAGACGTAGTTCATTAAATATAGAACAAGTACATACAGGTGTTAATCCTAACTTAAACATACCACGTAACATATGAGCAAGCCTAGATTAAATAAAACAGAGTCATCATTTTCGAACGATTTAGAGTTTAACAGAGCTGATCAAATCCGTCGTGATAATGACACTGTCAAAACACCTGCAGTAACGTTATATGATCATGATAATGCTATTATAGATTTTATGCAATCTGTCATTCAACCTAAAGTTGTGCAAAACGGCTCGACTATTGACGTTCCGATTATATATGCCAATGGCGAAAAATGGGCACAAATCCAATCCAAAGGATTTATGTATGATGCTGATTCAAAATTATTAGCGCCATTAATTTCTATTCGCCGTACGGAAGTGTTGGAACGAGATACATTAAAAGGATTAGCCGTTAACAGAAATCCAGCACGCCAGAATGGGACATATGCAGAACGTAATAGTATTACATTGGAAAATAAATATTCTGCAAACAATGCATATGATAGATTTTCTGTATTACGTAATTCTAGATTACGTCGTGAATTATATGTAATACCTGTACCTGAATTTGTTGATATTACATATGAAATGTTTATATGGACTGATTACCAAGAGCAAATGAATTCCATTATAGAATCACTAATACCAGTGAGCGGCTTTGCATGGGGCACGTCATATAAGTTTGTTACTATGATTTCATCAATGAGTTCTGAGACAATTAATGCAATTGGTGAGGATAGATTAATTCGTACAACAGTATCGTTGACCACTAAAGGTGTGTTATTGGCAGAGTCAGAATTGCGCTCGAACAATTTACAAAAACAATATAGTGTTAAACGTATTTCCTTCGGAGATGAACGTGTTATCGGCGATTGACCTATATTTATAACAAAGGAAAAGTTATGGCAGAAGCAATTAAGTTTACAAAAGAAGAAATGGATCGTATCCAAGACTTGAGAAATCAAGGTTCAAAATTAATGTTAGAGTTAGGTCAGGCCGAAGCTGAATTGTTTTTAGCACGTCGACGTGTTGATCAAATTAAAGAAGCAAAAGAACAAATGACTAATAGATACATTACACTGCAGAACGCAGAACAAGAGTTAGTTAAAGATCTTAACTCTAAATACGGCGCCGGTTCTGTAGATGTAGAAAGCGGCGAATTTATACCTGCACAATAATATTCAAACCGTTAGTTTGGCTTTGTAATCCTATATTTATATGAAACCATTAATATAGGAGTAACCACATGGCAGCTGAAAAAATTGTATCGCCAGGTGTATTTACTAGAGAAATTGACCAATCACAGTTACCGGCTGCCGTTGCAGCTATCGGTGCTGCAGTAGTTGGTCCGACAGTAAAAGGACCTGCCGGTATACCAGTTACCGTATCATCTTATTCAGAATATGTACAACGTTTTGGAAGTACATTTACATCTGGCTCTGGCGGAGATGAACAACGGTATAAATACTTGACATCATATGTCGCAGAACAATATCTTAAATATGCAGATACATTAACCGTAGTACGTGCATTAGATGGCGATTATTCGCCGGCAACAACTGAGGTTGGAGCATCTAATGCAACGACTACTAGAGCAACTGGCTCATTAACAATTGTTGGATCGTTTGGCCAATCGGTAGATGATGTTACAAAAATTACCGTATCGGGCAACACATATCAATTTGTTGCGCATGAGTCTACACCACCGTCGGATGTAGTAGGAAATACATACTACTTTACAACCGGTTCTAGTACAGCAACATTCTTAGATAATTTAGTTGCTGAAATTAATGCAGCTAATATTGGTGTGATTGCTAACGACGGCACCACGGCATTACAATTGACATCATCGGCATACGGATCTGGGGGTGATAGCATTACAGTACAAACCGGTTCTGATGCATCTACCTACAGTACAGTATTGACATTGGATGGAGGAGCAAATGCTGATACAGTAGTATTTAAATTGCATACGTTAGCTGATGGTGCAGATCAAAATAGTGCAGGTGCAGAAGGTACTAATGGATTGTTAACAAACGGTACTGAAAACAACTTAAGATATGAGATTAGCAATCGTAACACAAACAAAGGTACTTTTACATTAAGTATTCGTCGTGGTAATGATACTAATCGTCGTAAAGTTGTATTAGAACAATATACTAACTTAACACTTGATCCAAATGAATCTAATTACATCGGACGTGTAATTGGTGACCAAGTATATACGTTAAGAGATGCGGGAGGAACAGATCCATATTTGCAGTTATCTGGTTCATTTGTTAACAAGTCAAATTTAGTACGCGTTGAAGTATTAAAAAATACATATAACTACTTAGATGAAAATGGTAGCATTAGAGACGGAAGTTTGACGTCATTGATTCCATCTAATCAATCTGGCTCATTCTCTGGAGGAAGTGATGGAACAGTAAACCATCCAAAGCAGTTTAATGAAAACATTTCAAATACAAACGTACAGGGTTTGACATTTGGAGCATCTGGAAACGCAGGATATATTGATGCAGTTCGTTTATTGAAAAACCAAGACGAATATGATATCAACTTATTAGCACTTCCAGGATTGACAGATAACAATGCCAATCATGCTGTAGTAATTACAGAAGCATTGAACATGTGCGAAGATAGAGGTGATTGTTTCTTGTTGATTGATCCGGCGTCATACGGCACTGCATTGTCATCAGTAACATCCGAAGCTGCTGAAAGAGATAGTAACTATGCTGCAATGTATTGGCCATGGATTAAAATTGCAGATCCGGATCTGAACAAGAATGTTTGGGTTCCTGCTTCTGTAGTGATTCCTGGCGTGTATGCATTTAATGATAGAGTTGCTGCTCCATGGTTTGCGCCAGCTGGTCTGAATAGAGGCGGTATCGATGTTGCAGTTCAGGCAGAACGTAAATTGACTCAATCTAACAGAGATGACTTGTATGATGCTAATGTTAATCCACTTGCTTCATTCCCAAATACCGGAATCGTTGTATATGGCCAA